GGCCTGTACCTGCCCTGGAACGTCCGGGTCCGCAACTCCGGCTGGGGCCAATCCGTCCTCCAGCTGATCTGGGAGGCGTACAAGCGCTACGAGTCGGCGATGGCCGGCCTGGAGTCGATGACGACGGACGCCGACCTGTTCGTCCACAAGATCCCCGGCCTGTTCCAGCGCATCGCTTCCGGCAACGAGAGCGATCTGCGCAAACGCCTCGAAGCCAACAGCCTCAGCCGCAGCGTCTACGGCGGGATGGTCGTCGACGTGGAAGAGGACCTGCAGTTCCTCAATCGCGCCCTGAGCAACATCGCCTCCGCCACGGATCCCTTCATCAAGGACCTCCAAGCCGCCACCGGCTGGCCGGCCTCGATCCTGATGGGCGACTCCCCCGGTGGCCTCGGCAAAGAGGGTCGCTTCGAAGAGCGGGTCTGGGCCTCCCTGGTCGAGCAGTGGCAGGAGGTCTACTGCCGCACCCCGATCACCGAAGTCTTCCAGTACATCTTCCTCTCCAAGGAAGGTCCCACCCGAGGCCGCGCCCCGCGTTCCTGGACGGTCCACTTCCCCAACGTCTTCACGCAGACCGAAGCCGAGGACGCCGCCCTCCGCCTGCAGATGGCCCAGGTCGACGCCCAGTACATCAACCTCGGTGTGCTCAACCCGCTGGAAGTGCGCGAGGCCCGCTTCGGCGGTACCGAATACACCCTGGAGACGACGCTCAACCCAGCGGTCACCGAGCAGCTGATCGCGACCACGGACGCCCAGTTCCAGAGCCAGATGATGGGCTACGAAGCCCAGGCCCAGGCCGCTCTTGCCCCGCCCGAGCAGCCCGCTGCCGAACAGGTAGACCCCGAAGAACCCGAGGACGACGTCCCGCAACCCAGACCAGCCGCCAAGACCGACGCCTTCGACCGCTACGAAGCCCAGGGCCTACGTATCCACGTAACGCACCGCAGCGGTGACATCCGCGCCGGCTACCTCGTCGGCCCCGATGGCCAGCGCACCGATGCCAGCAGCTCGGCCCCGCTGATGATCTTCGGGCCCAATCGCACCCGGGCCTACAAGCTCTACCGAGCCCGCTTCGCCTGCGACGGCGCCCTCGTCGACGGGCCCTACGCCACCGGCTTCGCCTCAATGCGCGCCGCCCGCAGCGCCGTGGCGACTTTCTTCCCTCGGCAGACTGTGGCAGGGCTCTCCCCTGTCCCCGAGGGCGAACTCGAAGCACTTCGTGCCGGTTGGGAGGCGTACTGATGGACAGCCAAGAGCAATCCACCATCCGCACCGCGGCTTACCTGGCGGCGCAGCAGCGCAACGATGCCCGGGGTGCCCTCACCACCCGTACCGGGAAAACCCGTCGCGGCGTCCAATGCACCCCGCCCAACAAGAAGTGCGGCAACCGCTGCATCCCGCCCAACTGGGACTGCCGCCTGGAGGGCAAAGGCACCAACTCTGAGCTCCAGGCACACCGCACCGATCCACTCGCCGGCATCGCCTCGATCCAACGCGGCGCCAAGGACCTGGCCCGTGGCGTCGTCACCCTCAACCCCTCCCGTGTCCAGCGAGGGCGCAACTCCCTGATCCGAGGCGCGGTCAAGCTGACCCCTGGCGACAACCTCGAACAGAAGAAACAGCTCAAGCGCCAACTCACCGCCGCCAGCACCCCGGTGATGGCCGTCCTCGGTGTGACGCTGGTGGGCCTCGGCGCCCACGCCGGTCTGAAGCGTGGCTTCGCGTCCTACCGCAACGGTGTCGGCGCTCAGATTGATGGTGCTGCTGTGCGGGCGGTCGATTCCGTCCTTGACCGGATCCCTGGGATCTCCAATGTCCGCGCATCACGCCGAGCCGCCGCAGCTGGCACCGCTGCCGAGATCGCGACGGCCATCAACCGCGGCTCCCGTATCCAAGCAACGCAAGCTGCCGCTGCCGGCAACCTCGGGCGCATCGGCCCCTTGAGCTTCCGTCCCAACGCCGCCGACTACGAGGCCAGCAACCTCCGCTCCAACCTGGACACGCTTCAAGCCCGGGCCCGCTCCGGCGGCCTCAGCTACGACACCTGGCAGCAGGAAGCCGTCCAATCCCTCTACGGCGCCAAGAGCCCGGGAACCCGCGCCGGCAGCCAACGAGGCAGCATCTTCTCCGAGCACGCTGCCAACGAATTCCTGGTCTCGCAGTTCGGCTTGCGCGGCACCGGCGCAGTCGGCAGCCAAGGTCAGTTCTCGATGGCAGCACGCAACGCTCTGGTGGACACGCAGCTGGCAGAACGCCTTGGCAGCTGGGGCGAAACCCTCCGTCAAGACATGCGCCTACGCCGCTTCGTGGGCCCCGACGGTGGCATCCGCACCGAGGACGTCAATCGCTACATCCGCGAGGTTGGTGACAGCACCCTGAACTCACGCTTTGCGGGTCTCTCGGTTGGCCAGCGCAACCAAGCTCGGGTCGAAGCCACCCGCCTGATGCGCTCCGCCATCAACGGCACCAACATGACCGGTGAAGCGCGCAGCATCCGCCGCGGTCTCGTTGCCCAGTACGACACCTACTTCGAGGGCGTCGCTCAGGGAATGCGCCGCAATGCCGCCGCCTCGGATTCACCCTTCGGCGATGGCCTTGCTGGTCTGGCCCGGTACGTCGGGCGCACCACCAACCAGCCGACGCAGATCCTGAGTCGCGACCACGCCGATCTGGTCCTGCGCAACCACTACCACACCCGTGTGATGCGCCTGAACAACGACTTCACCATCGGCGAGGGCACGGCCCGCCGCGTGGCGCAGCAGATCAGCCGCAGCACCGAGCTGCCCGATGCAGATTCCGCATTCCGCATCCTCAACGAGAACGGTTTCCCCCGCCTAAGCCGCCGCGCCCCCGCCACCGGCCGTGCTCCAGAGCGCCTGCGCAACCTGACCGAGCTGACCCGCGACATCCTCGGTCGCCCCGGCAACGAAGGCATGACCCGCGCCGCCGCCCAGCGCGAGGCCCGCCGCCTGATCGAGCGCAGACAACGTGGAGCTGATTGAGCGCTACAACCAGGCCCTGCGCACAGCCGAGGACGGCACGCTGCGCCTGCTCAACCGCGTCCTCGACACCAGCTTCAACAACCTCGTCCGCCGCGCTCGCATCCACATGCGTTCCGGAGCCGCGGACCCCACGCAGCGCAACCTGGCCCTGCTGCAAGAGTTCCGGCAACTGGTCCCGGCCTATCGCCCCGACCGCGTCGACGCCTACGACCGGATCTTCCGCAACCTTGTCCAAACAGCGAGCCGCTACGGCCTGACCGTCGCCGACGAGCTCACCGGCCTGGTGCAAACCGGCCCCCGCGTCGACGCCACCATCCCCATCGAAGCCGCCTTCGCCTCCGCCGCCCAGGCCCGGGGCTTCCTACGCAAACACGGTGAGACCTTCGCCACCAGCGCTGCCGAGATCGTCACCCAGGGCATCGTCGAAGGCCGTGCCACCGACGCCATCGTCCAGGACATGCGCCTACGACTGCGCGTTGTGAAATCCCGCGCTGACGTCATCGTCCGCACCGAAAGCCTGCGGGCCTACAACGACGCCTCCAACACGTACTACGCCGCTCAGGGCATCGATCTGGTGATGTACTACGCCACCGCAGATGACCGCAGCTGCGCCTATTGCGCCCCGAGAGCGGGCCAGATCTATCGCCGCCCAGAGATCCGCGTGCCCCTGCACCCGCGCTGCCGCTGCTACCTCGCCCCTTGGACAAACGAGGTCGACAGCATCGACCCGGACTACAAAGCTATGCAGAAATCGCATCAGCGCGATGTAGCCCGTGCTTTGGAAGCAACGCGCATCGAGCCTGTTGCCCTGAACAAGGCCGCCGTCTTCGAGCAGATCGCGCCGGTTCCGCTCTAACGGCCCTCCATAGCCTGGCTTATACAGCCTGGGCGGACGCGCCCTGCTCGCTATGCCTGCCACCAAGAAGTCCGCCGCCTACGAAAAGGGTCTGCGCGAAGGCCGCGCCGACAAGAGCAAGCCCTCCATCGAGATCGAAATCAACCCCGAGGGCGAAGAGGAAGAGGAGATGGGCACCGAAGAGATGGACGGCGCCAAGCCTCACTCCCGCAAGCGCAGTGCCAAAGGCGCGAAGAACACCAAAGCCCCGATGGATGCCGAGTGCGGATGCATGGGCAAGGGCCGTAAGGGCAAAGCCTCCTGCGACGGCAGCTGCGGCAAGTCCATGAAGGACGGCAGCTACGCCAAAAAGATGGACGCCCTGAGCCCGCAGGAGTACCTCGCGGCCTGCGATCTCGGCATCCAGCACCGCTCCCGCGCCTACATCCGTTCTCGGCTCGACGCCGCTGAGCGCCTGGACCTCAAGTGCGGGGCCGGCTCGATCTCCGAGGGCGAAAAATGCACCAAGGGCACGGCGCAGAAATCCAAAGCGCGCCCGCCTGAAGAAAACATCGCCTCTCAGGCCACCAAAGAAGCAACCAAAGGTGCGCTCAGTGGCGCTGTCGGTGGTGCCCTCGGCGGCCTGGTCGGCGGCTATTTGGCGGGTGAGAGCCCCCTGAAACTCGCCGCATCCACCGCCAAACGTGCTGCAGGCGGAGCCCTGATAGGTGGCGCGCTCGGCGCGACAAGCGGCGCTGGTTCTGCAATCGGCAACCGGGCCGGCAATGCCATCGCCCGTCGCATGGGAGGTCGTCCTAAAGGTCGCCGCGACTCCGTTTACGCCGCCGGCTTCTCCCCCGAGCTCGACCAACTCGCTATCTGAGCCATGGCCCTGACTCCGGCCACCGTCCGCATCGACGCCTGCTGGAAGGGCTACGTCCAGGTCGGGATGAAGCGCAAGGGCAAGCGTGAGGTGCCCAACTGCGTTCCCGCCTCCTCGGGCGTGGCCAAGCCCCGCGCTCAGAAGGACACCGAGGACGACAAGAAGTACACCAAGGTTGTCACCAACCCCAAGACCGGCCGCAAAAACAAGGTCCGCTACGGCGCCAAGGGCTACCGCATCGCCCCCGGCACTGACAAAGGCGACCGCTACTGCGCCCGCTCCTTTGGTGACATGAAATCCGAGGGCTACGACTGCTCCGGCGCCGAGAAAAACACCCCGCTCTGCCTGTCCCGGGCCAAGTGGAAGTGCTCCGGCAAGACCAGCCGCCGCGATGCCGACGGCATGGCCTGCGGCCAGGGCCACATCGCCCGGGGCAAGAAATGCCACAAGCGCGGCGCCTTCCCCACCGGCAAAGCCATCGCTGCGGGCCTCACCGCCGGTGCGGTCGCCGCCTTGACCCTTAAGGGCAGCCGCAAGGCAATCCTCGGCAGTCCTGCTGCACTTCGCCGCACTGCGCAGCGCGCTGTCACCGAGGCCGTCCACCGCGCCACCGCCCCCGAACCCTCGATGCGCCTGACCCCCAAGGCGTTCAACGAGGCCAAGAAAGCCCTCAAGAACAGCGGTGTCTCGGGCGGCATGCGCCGTCACAACCTGGCCCTCGAAGCTTTGCGCCGCCGCACCGAGCCCG